CATCGGGAGCGTCATCCTTGGTGCAGGCGGTAAGGGTTGCACACATGGCAATAATGCCAACGATAGTCTTCACCACGTTTCGGCCTGTGGTCAGGGCACTTGATAGATTTCTCATAGTTTTTAATAATTTAATGGGTTAATATTATTGCGCCTTTGAGCGCGTTCAGTCGAGTCGTTTGATATACACATATCCCACGAAGAACCGATGACCGTCGACTTCATCTTTCTTCTCTTCGATGAAGGCCGTAGCCTTATACGGAAACTCTTCAGCTGTCAGCGAACGCACGAAGGCGGTCTGATCGGCTGGGATATATCCGAGGTGATGTCTATCGTCGGCAACAATCTTTATCGCCTCGGGGTCAAACTCATTGTCAGGTTCGGGCACCAGGGCACAGTCAACACGCCCGACGTATCTGTCTATACCCTCGCGACGGTTGATACCGGCAATCTTCAGAATGCGCAGATTCTCGAAGACCGAGAGCCAACCGCCATCGTCACGACGTTCGGGCAGAGGACCGCTGTAGTTGTTAGACATGATGGCATCGTGGACGGTCTGATTGCCCGCGAGGTCGGCCTGAATCATCGCCTCGGTCTTGCGCATAAGCAGCCGGGCATTGGCCAAGAGGTCATCGTCGGATTTCTCCTGCTCTTGGTTTGTGTACTTCGCAGCCAGTTCGCGCTGCACATCCTCGTGGGAGTTGTGCTGATGCGCAAGCGACTTGAACATCATAACAATCACACACACAATGATAATAAAAATAAGGATTCCCATAATTTAAAGTTTTAAAAGTTAGACATTAATTATTTCGTTCGACGGCTCTTCGGTTTCGTGCGACGCGCACCTCCCAGCTTCTCAGCAATCATGTCGTAGTCGTCGTGGACGGATTGTGCGATCACCTTCGCATAGCGTTGCGTCTGGGTGATGTTCGTATGCCCGAGCATCCTCGATACATTCTCAATCTTTGCACCATTGCGTAGCATATAAGTGGCGAAGGTATGGCGGGCAAGATGGGAGTGCAGGCGTGTCTTGATACCAGCCAACAGGCCGAGGGCTTTCAGCTGATGGTTGTAGTCGGCATTATTGATTCGCGGCACGCGCATACCATACTTCTCCAATACTCGCAACGCAGGCGGCAAGATACTCGACACGTAGGGCACGCCTGTCTTGATACGTTCGCCATTGTTTACCCACCGTTTGCCGTCCCACTTGTAATCGCTGATGTCGAAAGCCTGAGCATCCGAGAAACTGAGGCCCGTATACATCTGGAAGATAAACAGGTCATGCGCGATATCGAGCATCGACCCAGCAGGCAGGATGATACTCTCGAACTGCCGCATTTCGTCCTCAGTCAGATACTCGACGCTCTCCCTGTCGCCTCGCTTGAATTGGCCTTTGAGCCGTTCGTAGGGGTTGCGGTCTATCTTCCCGAACCTGTCGGCACGATTAAGCAGAGCCTTCAGACACTTGTGATACTTCCACACACCAGCATCGGATATCCTGTCTCCATTGACGGTCTTGCGCTGATGCAACCAAGCGTCAAACTGGCTGATCTTCTCAGGAGTCACGTCGTGCCAGGTCTTAATGTCGCCATACTCTATCAGCCTGGCAAGTAGTGTGCGGTAGTGCTTTGCAGTCCCGTACACGAGATTCAGCTGTGGTATCTGTTCCTCTATCCAGTCGAGCAGCACAGGTTCGTCGCTCATCGCCTCCGATGCCTGGTACACCTTACTGCGGATGGCTTCGGTGTTAATCGCTTCACCGGCCTTGATGCTGCCATTCACGCTGTCGCTCACTATCTCGTAGATGATTGCCAGCCGTTCGTTCAATGTGGAAGAGTCGGGACGGTTGACAATCTGCCCGGCCTTCCATTCGCTTTTACGCACGCGGATGCCTGTACTTATATAGTATGACCTCCGCTCAGCCGTGATTCTCACCTCCAGCGTACCGACTCCGAGAGCCTTTGATTGCTTTTTCCTATCAAATATAATATTCGTTGTTATCATAGATTTCCTTTATGTTTTACTGTTTTACCGTTTTACCCCTATGTTTTACCCCCGAAATACCCTGCGGTAAAACATTGGTAAAACATTTGGGCTAAAAATGTCACATTTTGTCTTGTTTTGTATTCTTTCATAATCTCTCGTTTTTAACGTTAACTCCCTGTTTTTAAGGCGGATGCAGCGATTTTCTGCATATCCCCGTGCTCCCGAAAGGTGATCCGTTTGGGGACATGCGTGATTCGACGTAATTGATTGTATATAAATAGGTTAACCGTGTTTCGCATGGTATGGCTGGGAAAACATTGGTAAAACATTTCCCCAGGATAACGATTATCACGGTTAAAACTATTATATTATATAGAATCATACGTGCGTGGTATTTTTATCACCTCTTTCACCTCTGTCGGCTACACCGATGGGGAATGGAGAGTCGGTAAGAATATCCTTTTGCTGAAGCATTTCGATAGTTGTGCGCATTGTCTCTTTGTCTTTCCTTAGATCGGCAATGGTCTGCTGTTGTTCCTCGATACGCTGCTGCTTATCGTTGACCATTATCCGCAGATCAGCATTCTCCTTCCTCAGCCACTCCAGCTCTTTCAGTATATCAGCCGGAATGGTCTGAGGCACATCCTCATGCTTTTGTTGTTTCATCACCTCATAGTCAGGATTTGCTTCTTTGTTCTGATTCTCGAGGATTTCGGAATCAGGCACGTTATTCAGGAGCATGTACTGACTTTTCCCGTAGAGGTAATTCATGTTAAGCGGTTCTCCCAGGTTTTCTATGAATGCTGCTGCGAGCCGTTTCATGTAGTCTTCACCGACACGCTTTTTGCCTGCGCGACAGTCAGAGAGATAGGATGCGCTACCACCGACGAGTGCAGCCGTTTCTTTCTTATTCAGCCGCATTTCTTTCATTAGATAGTCGAGAGCTCGCAGGAAGGGTGCATTATACTGCTTTTTCTCTTCGATTCTGCTGTCTTCATCCATAATTACACCGTAATTCTCTTAAATTATATTAAAATTAAGCCACATTTCCACCAGAATTGCACTGGTTTCACCGAAAGTTTGTATATTTGCACCCGTAAAGCAAGCAAGTAGCACAACGGGCACAGAAATAGCCGTCAGACACGGGAGTGCCTTTGCTAAATAGAGTTGGATTGCAAATATAAGCATTTTTGTGGCTCGTTGTGCAAAAGCAAGCAAACATTTAAGATAATTTAAAAGAATTATGGTAGTAGATAAGGTAACAAAGGAAATGCTTTTCAAGCTCAACGTAGGAGACCAGAAGGTTTTCACGCTGCCAAGTTTTGGCAAGGCTCGCAGTGCTCAGAGCTATGCCCACCAGCAGAAGAAGGCGACAATGGGCACCAAAGATCAGCGAAAGTTCAAGGCTGTTCTTGGCGACCCGAATCCTGATAACGGTCAGACAGGTGTAACCATCACAAGACTCGCGTAGGTTATGAGTATCAACTGGACGGCATTCGAGGCGAAGGTGCTCGCAATCATTGAGAAGGTGATGACGAAGATAATGAAGCGTTACTGCGAGAAGTGGGTAACGGCTGAGGTTCTTTGCGAGCATGTCGGCACACTGACACCGCGCTTCCTGAAGGATCATGGCAAGATGTTCAACCGCACCCAGGTGATTTGGCGAGACCCGCATGGTGTGGAGCACGCACAGGGCTGGCTCTATCCTCTGCATGAGATACTGGAGATGGTTGAGGACGGAAGGATAAAAGAATTGAAAGAAACCACATAAGTAATGAATTGCATAAAGTACATGTTTTAGAAGATTTTTTCTATGTTTTGTGTCGCCAGCGGGCGGTCTTTTAGAGATTGTTTTTCTGATTTGACATAGCTTTTGGTCCTGCCGGTTCGGGAGAATAGACAGGTTTTTCAAGAGATACGAAAGAAGGTGAAAAGATTACAGGATAACATTTTAGGAGAGTTGGCCGAGTGGGAAGGCACTGAGAGCGACAATAGAGCGCGAGGCACGGCGGGAGTTCGATTCTCTCACTCTCCACAACATAACAGATACTCCGAAATGGAGCGACGAGATTGAAATCTCAGGTACTCAGAAACGACACGGGGAAGCAGCGGCCCATCGGTGGTGCAGAGCACAGCTTACAAAACGAAGAACTGACACTGCATTCACTCCGAAACAAATACATAGTCGGACGAGAGGCAATGCACGGTAAAACGTGTGACCGGACGAGCGGGCATGGTCGTGATGACTACCCAGAAAGACCGCAAGGATTCGTACCAATGGAGACCAAACGTGACGTGTCACTGATGTAGAGAGTAAAGCAAATGTCTGGCAGTGCGATTCAAATCAAAACAGGCAGAATCATCGCAAAGTAGAAGAGTTGAAGATTGTGGATGTATCATGATTATTATTAGATTGATATAGTTTGCCCGCGCAGCTTCGGTTGTGCGGGCTTTTCGATATAGCCGTATAGCTCAGTTGGCAGAGCATAACAGTCATTTCGGTGATGATGGTTGACGACCATCCTGTTAGGTCGGTGGTTCGATTCCACCTACGGCAACAATTACTTAATTTTAAAATCAAAGGCTTATGAGAAAATCAATTTATCAGCTCATCCGTGAGCAGAAGACAGACTGGAGCGAGTTCGCAGAGATCGTAGGATTCAAGAACACCCTGCAACAGATAGCTGTTGGCGTAGCGATGGGAATCATCCTCCTGGTGATTCTTGGTGTAGGCGAGTGGATATCAAGATTAATATTTGAATAGCTATGACGTACAATCAACTAATGCAACAGATAGCCGAAAGCGACAAAAAGTTTGCCGAAATGGAAGCCATGCTCCAGCAGAAGATAGACATCGAGATGTCGAGCCGGTTGCCCGACCGCACGACAGTGCTTAGGATGAAAGAACAGATAGCCGGTATTCATGGCCGTGCCCTCAGAGCAGCCGACAAATTAAAGAAGGAATATGCGATGCAGAACGCTCCAGCCGATATCGGTGACGTCATATCCACGGAAATAAAGATACAGCGTAAGAACGGTGTGCAAGGTCACATCTACCGACTCATGCGAGTGGATCGTATCGAAGTGGCTGCATTCGATGTGCCGTCACTTGTGTATTATGGCACCTACCTTAAAGCCGATGGGAAGACCCCTGTGGCAAAGCAGATGATGATACCTATTCATCAGAAGGACATAACAAAGGTTGTGAAAGTCACAGCCAACAAATACTAACATTTTAAATTTTTGAGAACTATGGCAAAGAAGGAACTAAAGAAGATCCTGTTGAAGACCGTGCCCAACGGCTATTCGTTAACCGTCGAGGGTACAGAGTGCATGTATTTTAACGAGACGGACATGTTAGCTGGATTCCTCACTCATGTCGGACTCTGCGAGACCGCAAACATGGATAGAGGCACCATCCTGAGCACTCTATTCTCCGCGATGCTTGGCGAGGCCTACGCCAACGACGTAAGCACCCTGAAACAGCGCGTAGGACTGCTCACGAGCCAGTACAACACCACCATCGAGCGT